AGAAGGAGACTTCGTTATTACTCGTGCTTATGCAGGCACTAGAATTAAAATTCACGGAAAAGAATTCCGCATTATTAACGACGACACGGTTGAAGCTGTAGTGGATGATCCACGTGGCTACGAGCGCGCATAGGAGAGCAAAGATGGCAGAAATAATTAATGAAGTGCCTGAAGAACTAGAAATGGAAGGCGAAGAATTAGAGGTAGATTTAAACAAAGATAAAAAAGAAGGAAAAGTTAAAAAGTCTACAGCAGATGTTGAAAGAGTAGAACAAGAACCTAAACAAGATGAGTTAGATTTAGAAATAGAAGACGACACTCCTCTTGAAGACAGAGGCAAAGAACCACTGCCTGAAGAAATTGTTAAAGAAGTTGAAAATGACACTTTAGAAGATTATTCTGAACGCGTTAAACAACGTATGGCGCAACTTAAAAAGATGCACCATGATGAAAGACGTGAAAAAGAAAAAGCTGATCGAGAAAGACACGAAGCTGTAAAACTTGCTGAACAATATATTCAACAAAACCAACAATTAAAGACTACATTGAGCTCTGGTGAAGAAGATTATATTAAAACGCTTCAAGGTAAATTTCAGTCTGATTTATCTGTAGCCCAGCGAGATTATCGCGAAGCTTACGATTCAGGCGACACTAATAGAATTGTTGAGGCTCAAACCAAAATGAACGAAGCTCAGTATAAGCTTTCGTCCGCACAAAATATGCGGCCACAATATAATTTTTCTGGACAAGAAGCAGAAACTAGAGTAGAGTCTAATCAACAAGTGCAACCTCCAATTGCAAAGCCAGATGTTAAAGCAACAGATTGGCAAAGCAAAAACAATTGGTTTGGAAAAGATGAGCAAATGACAAGTCTAGCCCTAGGTGTGCACGAACAATTAGTTAGAGACGGGATTAGTCCTTCTTCTGACGAATACTATCGTCGTATAGATGAAACGATGCAAAAACGATTCCCTGAAAATTTTGGGGATAATTCGTTGGAACCGGAGAAACCCGCCCAACGCAAACCTTCAAATGTTGTTGCTCCTGCAACCAGATCAACTAGCCCTAAAAAAGTTAGATTGACTAAGACGCAAGTCGCTTTAGCGAAAAAACTAAAGTTAACACCTGAGCAATATGCACGAGAAATTATGAAATTGGAGAACGCAAATGGATAAGGTAAAAAGAGAATCAAGAGAAACAGAAGTACGAGAAGACGTAGCGAAAAAGTGGCAACCTGCCTCGCTTCTTCCGGAGTTTACAAAACAACCCGGATGGGCATATCGTTGGGTCAGAGTTTCTTTACTTAATGAACCTGATAACATGAACGTTTCTGCAAAAATGCGTGAAGGCTGGGAACCGGTGAAGCATTCGGAACACCCAGAAGTCATAATACAGGCAGACCCCAATAGCCAATTTAAAGAAGGCATAGAAATTGGAGGTCTATTACTTTGTAAAGCCCCTCAAGAAATGATGGACCAAAGAGCGGCACATGTTAACGAAAAAACACGTGCTCAGACCGAAGCAGTAGATGCTGCATACATGAATCAAAACGATCCGCGTATGCCTAAATTTGCTGAAGGTAAAGAAAATGGTCGTTCTTTCGGAAAGGATAATAAATAGGAGAAACAATCATGGCAACAACAGCCACCCCTTATGGCCTTAGGGCCGTAAATCATCTAGGAGGTACCCCATATGCGGGTTCGACTAGAATGTACCCGATTGCCTCTGGTCTTGCTCAAAACATATTCTACGGTGACGTAGTTGAAGTGGTGACAGCAGGTACAATACAACAAGCACGAACAACTGGAGCAGCAGGCGGAACAGCGTTCTTAGCTGGTACAGTTGGCGTATTTGTAGGTGTTACGTACACAGACCCGAATCTAGGCACAGTGGTATTTAGACAATATTTTCCAACAGGCACAGTAGCAACGGATATCCAAGCGTATGTTATTGATGACCCAGCGGTTATATTCCAAGCTCAAGCAGATGCTACAGTAGCCCAAGCAGGTTTAGGCGCTTGTACTTTCTTTGCAGCGGCACAATCAGACACTACTGGTAGTACAACTACAGGTAATTCAACATCTGCATTAGATGCAACAGTAACAACAAATCAAGATGCATTTAAAATTGTTGGATTTGTAGATAGCCCAACATCAACTGTTGGTGACGCATTTACAGATTTACTTGTAAAATTTAACCCAGTAGCTCACGCTTACACCAGCGGTGTTGGCATTTAATTAAGGAGAATATGATATGGCAATTTCAAGAGCCCAGCTCCTTAAGGAGCTATTACCAGGACTTAACGCATTATTCGGTTTAGAGTATGAGCGTTACGGAGAAGAGCATAAAGAGATTTACGAAACTGAATCTTCAGATCGCTCATTCGAAGAAGAAACAAAACTAGCTGGCTTTGCAGCCGCACCCCTTAAGTCTGAGGGAGCAGCTATTGCGTATGACAACGCACAAGAAGCTTTTACAGCTAGATATAACCACGTAACAATTGCTTTAGGTTTCAGTTTAACTGAAGAAGCGGTCGAAGATAATCTATATGATAGTCTTTCAGCTCGTTATACTAAAGCTCTTGCTCGTTCAATGGCAAATACTAAGCAAGTTCGTGCAGCTAACGTTTTAAACAATGGCTTCAACGGTGCTTTCTTAGGTGGCGATGCGCGTTCATTATTTGGTACAGCCGCTGGCGGTGCAGTTACTAACCACCCATTAGTTTCAGGTGGTACAAACAGTAACGTACAAGCAGTTGCAACAGACCTTAACGAAACAGCATTAGAAAACGCAGTGATTCAAATCGCAGCATGGACTGATGAAAGAGGTTTATTAATTGCAGCTAAACCACGTAAATTGGTTATTCCACCAGCTCTTCAATTCGTTGCTACTCGTTTATTAGATACTCAACTTCGTGTTGGTACAGCTGATAACGACCTTAACGCATTAAGAAATAATGGTGCAATTCCAGAAGGCTATACAATTAATCACTTCTTAACAGACGGTGATGCGTATTTCTTAACAACTGATGTTCCTAACGGTATGAAGCATTTCGAAAGAACTCCGCTTACTACTTCTATGGACGGTGACTTCGACACAGGCAACGTAAGATATAAAGCCCGTGAAAGATATTCATTTGGTTGGTCAGATCCTCTCGGTATGTGGGGTTCACCCGGTGCGTAATTAAAGCACCTCCTCTGAAAACCCGGCTCCTCTCTGTCGGGTTTTCTTTTTTATAGGAGTATAATTAGGGTATGCAATATTTAATCGACATGTTTGGAGTTAGCGTTGTATGTATCATTGCTTCCGTATTAGGGGGGTTTTGTAATTACAATGTTAAAAAAGCTAAAGGAAAAGCACCTCGTGGTGGCCATATTAATTGGCTTGTGCAACGTAAACGCGCGCGTATAGAAGTTATATTATCTGTATTTGTTGCGGCTATATCAGCTGAATTCTTTGTGCCTCCTATTATTAATCAGTTGAGTCTCCATATAACATTTTCTCCAGCGATAGCTTTCTTTATTGGTTATAGTGGTATGCGTTTAATACCTATGATGGAACGAAAAGTATCTCAAGCTCTTGATAAACTGGCGTAAAAAATTAATAGTTATTATGGGGCTTATTGCAGTTTTACCTGTCTCGCCCACAATTTTTATTGTTTGTTTATGGATAAACTCATGATTTTACGCAGCATATAGCTTAAATAAGTCTATATAATTCTTTCATCAGCAATGCTGAAATCTAAAATGAAAGGAGATCATATTATGTGGACAACACCAATTGCAACTGAAATGCGTTTCGGTTTTGAAGTAACAATGTACGTAATGAACAAGTAATTTCAAAGCTTTATATAAAGGGACTTCGGTCCCTTTTTTGTTGTATAATGACATGAAAACGTGTAACATTAATTATCTGGGATTTACCCGCTTATCAGACTGCCCCAGCAGACGCATACACGACGGATAAGCTTAAACTTTGTATGGAGAAATATCATGGCAAAAACAACCTTTTCAGGTCCAGTTCAATCGCTAGGTGGTTTCGTTGGCGCAGGCGTCAACAATGTAGTTACAATGACTGCAGGCACCACAGCATTAACTGTCCTTCCCGTAGCACCTAGTGCTCCTGGTGTAACACCAGCTAACGTAGTGTCCCCTGGACATGCAGGTAAAACTCTTATATTAACCGATGCAGGTTATATACTGAACTTACCAATCATTAATGCAACTGCTCCGGCTAACGACCCAACAAACCCTGACCAAGTAAACAATACAGGTATGGAGTTTGAATTTTTCTTAAATGCTGATTTAACAGGCGCTAATACTGTAGTAATTAATACTGGGCGAGCTACTGATGCATTTTATGGTTCAGCTTTAGTTGTAGACGATGGTGGAGGTGCTCAAGAAACTTTCCCTGCCGTAGCAGCTACTACAATCACATTAACTGCAACTACTTCTGCAGGTGAATATGGATCTATAGTTAGATGTAAAGCAGTTACAGGTGCAGGCGTTAATGGCGTTTGGTTTGTAGAAGCAACTCTAATTAATCCAAATGTTGCTGCACCAGCAGTGACACCATTTAGCTAACATATAGGAGAATTGACATGGCTATAACAACAGATATATGGGCCGTCACTCCTAGTTATTCAGCTACGTTATATAGAGCCGCTGCCGCTATTGCCGGTGCTGGCGATATAACATTAATAACTAACCAGCCTCTAGATAATGGGGCTGGCTATCAAATTCTATTTACTTGTGCGGGCGATGCAACTGCCGCTACATTTACTATTACTGGATATGTGGCTGGGGATTTATCTCAGTCTGTAACCACTGAAACTGTAGCTGGTGTTGATACTGGCACCGCAACTTCTACAAACTATTATTCTAGAATTACTAGTATTTCATCAGATGCAGCAGTAGCAACTAATGTAAGTATTGGTAACGCTATTGCTGATGGTATGGCTTTACCTAGAACTAGAATGAAAGGATT